GACTGCTGTTGTGTTTTTGGTTGAAGTTCCATTGCTTGTTCAGCAATTTTCTTTGCCATCTTAGTAGCAGTTGCATACATCACTTCTTTTCCACGACCAGGATATCTCTTTTCAAAGTCTGCTACTTTGTCCTTCATAGACTTCACGATTCTTTCCTTTTCTTTAGTCTCAGCAGCACTTAAAGTCTTTTCATCAATTTGAACTTGCTCACCTCTAATATCAGCAAGAAGGTCATCTAACTTAGACTTTCCCCTTTTTTTCTTTGGCGCAGTTGCAGCAGGTGATTTTGGTTTTGTTGCTTTAGGCGCTGCTGCTTTCTTTTTCTTAGCTTTTGGTTTTGGTGGAGTAGTTGCACTTCCCCAAGGATCAGCAGGTTTTTCTGGTTTTGGTTTTGGTTTTGGTTTCTGAGGAACTGTTGCATTTCCCCAAGGATCAGCAGGTTTTTCTGCCTTCTTCTTGGTTGGGGGAGTATAAGAACCACTACTTACTTTTTCTTTTTGTCCGGCACCAGCACCGCGATATGTTGATGCGGTTCTTGTTTTTGTATGTGCAGTGCTTGGAGTTTTATCGCCACCTTCTACCTTACGAGCAACATTCAATGCTCCTTTAGCAACTTTTCTTGCTCCTCTTGCAACTGCTGCGCCTGCTTCCTTCTTAGCACCACGAACTTTGCTTGAAAGTTTTTGGCGCGCAAGTCTTCCAACTGCCTTAATTAATTGACCGGCACCAGATTTTTTTTGATGCTGATATGGTTTATCGGTATCGTGACCAAAAGTTACCTTTGCTTCAGTGAGTGCAAACTCAAGTGCTTCTTCAATATCATCTTCATCGTATCCTTCATCAAGAAGTTCATCATAAACACTCTCCACAATATAATCAACTTCATCAATCTCAACCATCTCAAGAAGAGTTCCGCCAAGGTTCTCTACAGCTTCTCCAAGATCAAGTTTTGGATTTACATTAATTTTATTGTTGACTTGCTTTTCGGTAATTTTTACATCCTCACTCTTATCTTTTGAGATTTTACCAACAACCTCAATTAGGTCTTCTCTCCAATTTGAGTAACCTTCTTTTGCAATTACCTTTGAACGTACTTTTCTACGGTTCTTTAGATAAGAATCGGACTTATCAACATCACCATCATTATCAATATCATCATCTTCTTTCCCAACAGGATCAAGTGCTTCTTTCTGTGTTGCAATTGCCTTCCCAATTGCTTTTCTACGCTTATGGAGATACTTATCAGACTTATCAGTATCACCATCATTATCAATATCAGCATCCTCTTTACCAACAGGATCAAGTGCTTCTTTGATCTTATTCTTTTCTCTCATTGCTTTTGCTTTTGCAAGTATTCTTTCTCTTGCCGCTTCTTGTTCTGCCTTTGGAATGGCAGTTACTGCACCAAGTCTTTCTGCTGGTTTTCCAGGAACTGCTGATTCACCAAGTTCACCCATTGCTTTTTGCTTGCGAATCTTCTTAGGATTCTTCGTCTTATCTGCAGAGTAGTAGTTTACATCACGATCATCATCAGGATCTACAGCACTACGATGTCTTGTGCTTCTTTCTTCATCATCCATCTTTGCACGACTTCTCTTTGCTTCATCTGGAGAATATGTTCTACCACTATTGTACCATTCTTTACCTTCGTGTCCTCTACCTATAGCTTCTGCTCTTTTTTCTTTTCCAGCAAGACTTCTTCTACGCTTCTTAAATGCTGCCTTATCAAGAGGCGTTTCAACATTACCAGGTCTTACACCTTCTTCAACAGCAGCGACCTGCTCCAAATAAACCTTGGAGATATCATTCAGAGGATTAATAGACATCTTGATTAAGCACTTACTTTATTTTTTCTATACTTATTTATGAAATTCAAGAATGCCTTACCACCTGGTTGAAGATTTTCTTTTCCTAAAGTTGATCCTGGAGTTTGTTTAACTGCATACTTAAGATATCCCTTTGTCCCAAATAGAGTATTAGGTTTTCCTGGTTCTCTATACATTCTATCCATCTTAACTTCAGTATATTCCATCACATCTTTAATCCAAGACTTGAACATATATCCTTCTTCTGTTACGCAAATAAGATGATTGGTTCCTCTGCGCATTACCTCTCCAATCAATCCAGTATTAAGATTTTGAACTCTATCCCCAATCTTAAAAATCTTCCCTCTTATATAATTCTCACGGAGATTTCTCATATCACACTTTGGAGCAATCTCCCATAATGCAAAACTTTCTTTTTTAACTTTTGCTTTCTTTACATTCATTCCTTGACGGACTGCATTGAATAGTGATTTAGTTTCTGCATCAGTGAGTGTCTTTGGAGTTCCACTACGGAATGATTTAAAATCATCATCAACAACTGCTTTTCTCATTTTAGATGCTGACATTCCTTCTACACCTTCAGCATCTGCATCTCTTACGCCAGCAGAAACAACACGAATTAAGTCAAAATTATAAAGGTCTCCATTATACTTTTGAGCAAGGTTTTCAAACTCTGCTTGACGATCTGACCCAACTACAATATTGACGTTAGTATATCCATCTTCATTTGCAGTAACGAGAACATTGAAAATGGTTTTCATTTCTTCATCATTAATAATGTTCTCCTCAAACTCTGGGAACATTTTCTTCATATAAGAAACTTTAGTATTAGGATCTAACGGATTCTTCTTTGGGTCTTGAGACCTTGAAGGATAGATCTTAATATCTCCACCAGCAGAAATTCTCTTTGCAGACTTGAGAAGTTTTTCATGTCCCACTGTTGGTGGATTGAAGCGACCAAAAACAACAGTGAGTGGTGGTAGTTCTTCTGCAGGTTGCTCTTCAGGTGCTTGTCCTGGTGCTGCTTGAGGTTGTGGAGCAGGTGCTTGTGCTGCTTGAGTTGGTTGTGCAGTGGGTGCAGCACCAGCGGGTTGTCTTCCTGCTGCTGGTTCTTCTGCACCTTTTGGTTGACGACCATCAATATACTTAAGTCTTCCTCTTTCGGTTCTTGCAACAACTTTACCAGAACGATCCAACCATCCGCCGTGACCGTCTCCAGTATACCCAAGTTTCTTCGCCTGCATTGCTGCTTGCGATTCTTTTGCTTCAGTTAGAAAATTGAGAAAACTTTTCATATTACTTGTTGATATACTTATATTTATTACAATATCATCCGTACCAAGCCGAAACTATTGACTTGGGATCAAGAAATTGCAGTAAAGTCTCTGAATCATTTTCTATTAAATCAAGACCAGTAGATCCAGGAGCACTATCAATCATCAATGCAGTCGAAAATCTATAGTTATACTGTTGAGTTCTACTTCCACCTGCTTTTCTTCTTATTCTCAATTTCAATGTACCATTAAATTGATTTACTCCTATTGATTTTAAATTTGCAGGATCTGCATTCATATAATATAATCCATGCCCACCTATTTGTATGTAATTAATTTTTTTTGCACCATAAAAACGAAATAAAGTTTGAACACTTGGAGCATCTGGTCCCGTAAGCATTATATCCTTAAAGTGTTCACGATCATAATCAATATCTCTCTGGGACATTTTATTTGTTCCACCATTAGTTGCGGCAAATTTTCTTGGAGGTCCATGTTGACCCCAAACAGAATTAACTTTTTCAGGAACTCCCATAGCACCTAAAAGTTTTCTCATTTCCCTGCTTTCTTTGGTATTAGCGCCATCCAAATACCATTTTTTTTGAGGACTCCACTTTAATCCACTTTGACCAAAATCTGCTTTATCATCAAGTTTAACCTCTACTTTTATTTGTTTAGGTTGTGTTGGATTTTTTCCAGGAGCAACATTTAGTATCAAATCCGGAAGATCATTAGCAGTTCCGGCAGGAGCAAAAGTTCTTGGAACTAATCCTATTTCTTTCAATTTAACATAGACATTATCTTCATAAGCAAATCCACCACCACCTGGTTTGAAATAACCACTCATACCAGACCTATCCCATTGAACTGGTGCTGCTGGCCCACTGTAAATATCATAATAATCGTCATCACTTAAATCACCATTTTTAAGTTCTGTTATTGCCATAATACTCAAAAAACTCTTTCAAGTATTTAGAAGTGGAAGATATCGGACTCGAACCGATGACTTCATCCTTGCAAAGGATGCGCTACTACCAACTGAGCTAATCCCCCAATAAAGACATTATAAAACCCACTCAACTAAAAGTCAAGTGGGTTAGAGCAACCTTCCGCAGTTATTTATCTGCCCGATCTATTATCAAGTTTTTTATATGCTCTTTCCTGACCAATTTCATGACCAATGGATTTTAGTTTTTCTTTTTCAGTCGCAGTTCCCTGATCCCACTTTTTGTTTATTTCTCTGTGACTTTTATCAGATTTCTTTATATAAGCACGTAGTTTGCGATTTGAGAGTTCTTGAAGTTGCTCTGCTTCATAGATATCACGCATTTCGTCCCAAGTATAATCAGAGAGATCATAACCTTCTTCTACAAGAGAATTTACCCAAAATTCAAAATCTTCTTTTTTAAGTGATGCTGCTCTTCTTGCTGCTTTGTTTCCAGTTCCATCATAGTTCTGTTTCTTAATTGGATTTTTAGCCATGGTTGGAGTCATTGGAGTTCCACCCAGACCTTCTCTATCAAAGCGTCCTCTACCAGAACCACGAATTTGTCTAATTTGAGCAACATTAGCACCTTTACCTGGCTTTGCTCTACCCGAAGGTGTAGAACGCTTAGCAATCATTTCTGCTGCTTTTGCTTTACCCTTTTCACTATAGATTGCTTCACCAAGAATAATATCAATCTCTTCCTCATCAATCACATTTGCCATCAACCACTCTGCTTCTTCCAGAGTTTCTGCATATCCTTCTACTTGGAGGAACTCAAGAACTACATCAAAGATATCAAGTTCTTCTTTTTTGGTTCTCATTTTCTTTTCATATTCTTTAAACTTTTCTGGATTCCTAACCTGTGCGATTTTCTCTCCAGCATCCAATCTATGAACCATAGATCTTCCAGTATGACGCTGAAACCCTTCACTATCGCCTTTTCCAAATGCTTTATCAGCCTGACGCTCATGATGTTTGGCAGCAATCTTATGATAGATTTTCTTTATGCCTTCACTAATTTCTTCCTGCGGAGCATAAACCGAAGAATATGCTTCCATCAAACCTCTAAGATCTTTAGTATCCATTAGGAAATTGTTAAATTCCTCTATGGATATTTATAAAAAAACTCTTTGGGTCAAACACTAAGAACAGAGTCAATTCCATCATCAAGTTGCTGAATGACACTGCGAATATCAGAAATGCGAGGAGGAACACTCACTTCATCGTAAGTATATCCTTTTTGGGAATCAAACAAAACTTGACGAACTGCTGCTGCTGTACGAGCATCCATTTTAATTGCTACTTGCTTTTCTTTAGTCATAGATCTCCCTCCTTACGATTTTCAGAACGTTCAATACTAAATGCACCTTCGGGATAACGAGCATTCAGTTTCTCAAAGTTCATTTGAATAACTTCTTCAATGGAAATATCCAATCCAATACATGCCTGAGAAACATACCACATAATGTCTCCAAGTTCGCGCTTTAGGTGAAACAAGTTCTCTTGATTTACTGGTTTACCTTGAAAGACAATCTTCTTCACAATCTCAGTGAACTCGCCTGCCTCAGCAGACATTCCCACAGCAGCAGTAAGAAGTCGCTCAGTAGGAAACTCTTGTTCCCGTAGTTCCATAAGGCTGTTGATGAAAGAGGCATGGTCTTTACTTGGATTTGAGGTTGTCATATTAACAAACTCAACATACTTATTAAGATCAATAGTCATATTAGAATTTAAATCCCTCAAATGTTTTTTTAGGTTTCTTTTCTTCATAATCATACTCTTCATCCTTTCCGTTGTCAAGGATATCATTTTGAGCAGATTGTTCGCAGTCATAAAGACGCATTTTTGCACGATCAATGCCAACCACAAAACGTTTATGGATGGTCGGATCATTATATCTGTTCTTCAGTTGCTTGACCAATATTTGTCCAAGACCTTCAAGTTCTTCCGTAGAAATCAATGCAAACATCAGGTCAGCAGTTGCGGGAAGACCAAAAGACTCAGAAGTATCTGTTAGTTCCACATCAGAAGAACCATAACCAGAACGAGTAGTCTGAGTGGCACTCACGATAGGAACATTAAATTCCACAGCAAGACCACGAAGTTCCTCTGCAATTGATTTAACTAATGTATAAGAATTAACATTACTTCCACCTTTAAACCTGGAAGAAGAGCAGATATTCAGATAATCAATGAAAATAATATCTGGTTTAAATGATTTCTTAAGTGCAAGTTCATTTAAAAGAGACTTGAAGTGTCCAGAATGTGCAGAAGCAGTTGGATATTCTTTAATAATCAAAGTTCCCTGAGTTTTCTTTGCAAGATTTGTAACCTTGTTTTCAAACATCTGCTTTGGAAGATCTGCAATATCTTGAATGGGAACATTCAAGAGGTTTGCGTCAATTCTTTCAGCAATGCGTTCTTCTGCCATTTCCAGCGTAATGTACAGAACGTTCCTCCCTTGGAGCAAGACGGAGCTAGCCACAT